AACGACATCTGCCCCTCGCGGCGCAACTGGCCGTACTCGGCAAGCACCTGGCGGAACGCCTCGATCTCGTCCACGCAAAAGGCGTGCAACCCCTTCACTTCGTCGCACACGGCACGAACCTTCTGTTCCACCTTCTGTACCAGTTCGGCGCGGATGCCCTCGTAGGCGGCGCGTTTGTCCAATGCTTGTTGGCGTTCTTCCGCTCTCTTCTTTTCCAACAAGGCTTCCAGTTCCTTGCTGGAGAGTTTACTTAAGTCTTCCATTTTTCTTTGTTTTTGAATGTTGATTTATAATTGTCAATTGTCCATTGTTAATTGTCAATTGATTCTTGTATTTCACATATTCCCGGCGGAGGTAGGCGATCGACTGTTCCAGTTTGTCGATCTCCTCGTCCCACTCCTGGAGTAAACGGCGTTGCGCCTCCATGTCGCGGGTCGGCCGGGTGAGCAGCATATCGACCAGGAAGTCGCGTTCGCCTTTCAGGTAGTCTAGACGGCGGCGCAGGCGTTTGCCCTGTTCCTCGATTTCGTCGAGTTTGTCTTGTAATGGTATATAGTGTGCCATAATTGTCCATTGTCAATTCCCCAAGATGGGAAAATCCAATTCCGGGTTGCCGGTAATATCCACGCTGTTGCGCTTGCAATAGAGGTTGTAGATCGCCGTAAGGCGGCTCTCCGGGATCGCGTTGAAGTTGCCGCAGTTGGCGGCGCGGCAGGCGATGCCGATCACGTAGCGCACTTTCGCCTCGCGGCTCTCGAACGAGTAGCCCAACTTGTCCACCCACTTACTGATGGCGGCAATCACCCGCCGGCGGGCGTTGTTCTCCTGGCTATCATAGCGAGTCTTCTTCTGCTGGGGCGTACCCTTCATCGCCTCGATCATGAGGCTGTATTCGCGGGGGTACTTCGCGTACATCTCGCTGAGCGAGGTGGTACGGCCTCTGCTGTGCTCATGCACAATACCCTCCTTGATCACGTCTTTATAGTGCGGGTCGTAGCCCGGCACCTCCTTCAAGAGCGTCCAGAAGAGGGCATGCGAGGGGGCGCGGCGGCTGGTTTGTTTCTTTGTTGTTGCCATATTCTAATTATTAATTGTCAATTGTCTTGTTCCCGGAGGCGGAATCGAACCGCCCCGCGATAACCGTTCGGGATGTCAGTCTGAGATCTCTTCGACTGTCAGGATCTCCTTCAATTTCTCTCTCATTTGGGAAGAGAGCGTCAGGTTGATTTTTTTAGCGACGACCTTTCCTCCGTCGATTGCCAATCCGGTCTTGAAGGTGCCAAAACCCTCCAATACGACCGGCTCGCCGTTTTCAAAATGATTGTAGGCCATTTCTACAAATGCGCTCAGCACGCTCATGGTACGGATGGCCGGTATGCCGATGACCTTTTCTATCTCCGTTGCAATTTCTTTGGTTGAAACCTGCTTACCCTGTATGGGGCGTGCCTCTATTCCTTTGGAAGGCATTTGGATTCTTTTGTACTTAATCATATCATTTATCTGTTTTGAAGGTAAAACATCGATTCGAAAAACTCCTTGGTGAGCGGCTCGCCCCGGCGGTCGGCCTCGCGGATGGCGGGTTCGAGGTAGTCGGCCAGCTCGCCGTAGTTGTCGGCGTTCATCCGGAGCAGCTTCATGAGATCCTTGCCGTAACCCCGTCCCTCGAAGAAACGGGCAAAGGTGCGGTCGATCGGGCGGACGTGGCGGATCCCCGCCTTGAAGCGGCGGATAAACTGGGGCATGCCCTCCTTGCGCTTCGTCTTCTCCAATTTGTTCAGGATGTCGTCCGTCCCGATCATGACGATGGCGCAGATGCCCTTCAGGTAGTCATAGATCGTCTTGATGGAGAGGAGACCACGCACGGAGAGGTATTCCGCCTCGTCGAACACGAGGATCGGCAGGTTGCCGTTGTCGGCGATACGTGACAGCTCCACGCTGATGCGGTCGATCCGGTAGGAGACAGAGCCGTCGAACGACACCTTCAGCACCTTCTGTATCTTGCGCACCAGGTCGCTGATCGAGTCATTTTGGTTGCAGGTGACGACGTAGGTTCCTTGCGGATAGGCCTGCCGGAAACGCTCGACCGTGTAGCTCTTGCCGCACCCCGTTTCGCCCACGATGATGCGGGTGGTGGCGGTCTCTTTCGCCTCGGTCAGTTCCTTGACGATGTCGATAAACTGCTCGGTCTCGACTAATGGCCAATACTCCTTAGCCACCTTGTGCCCGATACGCCCGGCGAGGGCAAGGAACCATTTGTCGTCGATATCCGACTCCTTGCCGGTCCGACTGTTGATGAAGGTGAACACGCCTTTCATCATGCTGCTCAGGTAACTGACGTTTACGCCTGTCAGCTTCGACAGCTCGTTCTGGCTGATGCCTTTCTCTTCCATGTAGGCTTGCGCAGCCTGTATGATGGATTGTTTTTCTTCTACTTTCATAAGTCTCTGAATTTATCTAAGTCTATTCTTGATTTCGCATATTCTTCGTAGGCCATCTCTTTCTGTTTTTTCTCCGTTTGAGCGGCTTTTTGACGTTGTTTGAGCAGAGATTTGTCGAGTGTTTTTTCAGCCAACGCCCTTTCCTTTTGTTCGTTGGTGATTTCCTTGGCACGGTTACCACCCAAAAGGCGAGCTGTCACCTCGTAGGGTAGTTGCTCGTCGATCCAGCCGGCCACCTCTTTCACCTCGTTTTCGTACTGCGTGACGGCTTCCACCTGTGCGGCCTGTCGCCATACATGGTGGCCGAGGTTGCGGACGCTTTGGCCGGTCTCCTCCGCATGGCTGATACTTGCCTTGCGTGCGGCGAAGCAGGTGAACATGAAGCGGTCGTCCATCGTGTAGAGGTCGCATTCCTCCTCGTCCCAGTACATACGGGCTTTCACCTTGGCGGCATACCCTAAATAGTCCCGGATTACCTCGCCGATAGATTCCACTTCGGGAATCTCGAACATGTATTTCCGGTCGCCCTTCGTGATGACGATGTTGCCGCGTTGACGGGTGATCTCCTGCTCCGTGTAGTTGCCGGCGATGTGCCTCCAGACGCGCAGGTCGATCTCCTTGGCTTCCGGATGGATGCTTTCTGCATACAGTTCCGAACGGCTCTCGCCGCAGCGCATGACGCGGTTGTTCCAGTCCTCGATCTTCTGCCCGACCTGTTCGATCACTTCCCGGTAGGACGGGAAGGTCTCGGCATTGAGGTATTCGTCGTTGGCGGTATTCTCGATGTCCTTGCTGTCCCAACTGGAGCCGAGCCAGTTGAACTCGCTCCGGATGGTCTTTTTGAACAGGCGGAACTGCGTTTCGGCATAGTTCGCCTGCGAGTTGTGGGGTTCGATCGTGCGTGTCTTCCGGCAGACCTGTGCCAAAAACTCCTTGCTTTTCTCACCCGTGAACGCCCCGTGGTTATCGCTGATGAACTCCATGATCTCACGTTTACCGCAATCGCGCAGTCCCATCAGGACCGCCTCGCGTACCATTTCGGGGGTTTCCTTGTGTTGCCCGACCGATGCAGGAGCCCAACCGACGATTTTGCCGGTCGCCACGTCCGATACCATGATGATATAGAGGCGCATTGAGCGCAATTTGCCTTCTTTATCCAAATAGGAATAGGCAAGTGTCCCGGAACCGTCGGCACACCAAAGCGAGTTGCCATAACGAAGCTTCTCCGAAGGGATATAGGAGAGAAAGGTAGAAGCGAACGCCTTATAGCCGTGCCGCTCGCGGTAGGTCATCTGCTTGGTGTTATACATATTCGTATAGTGGCAGAAGGTGGAATAACTAAGCGGTTTTTCGCCTAAATAGTCGATGTCGCGCTCATATTTTTCCCAAAGGGCGATCTTGCTCTCCTTGGCCGAGCCGCCGAAGTTCATCCATAGTTTCAGGATCAACGCCTCATGCAGGTCGAACCGCTTGATTTCACCGGTTTCTTCATCCACCAGCTTGCACTTGCCGATCTTGCGGGCGTTGTCGTTGCCGTAGCGTCCGGAGACGAAAAAGTCATACTGTTCCGACTCGTCCGCCGGGAAGTAATGGAGCTTCTTCCGGAGGCTCTCGCCGGTAGTCACCGTGAAGCCCTCTAACCGCTTCTTATGCAAAATCAGGGCGCAAGCCTTGTAGAACTCCTCTTTCGTGCGGCAGCCGAACGCCTTGTAGCCTCCATCCGCCGCCAACCGCTTGATGCAACGCGCCCAGGCGATGGCTTCTGCCAGTTCTCCGGCCTTGTCCTTATTATATTTGCAGGTACCGTTTACCTCGTAGTAACGGAAACGGAGAAGGTCGGTGTTACTGATCCGCTCCTTGACATACTCCTCGATACCCCTTTGCGAGCATTGCTCGGCAAGCCGCGCCTCCCGCTGGCGCAATTCGTCAGCCTCCATCATCAGCATATCCTTTTCGCCCAGCCTGGACCGATAGCGAGTATCCTTCCGGTCGGGGATATAGTCGTAATCGTAATAGAAACGGCCGTCAATCCGGGCGTAACGCCACGATTTGCCGGTCACCGGCAGGATGTCTTTCATGCGGTGGCAGGGGGAGACGGAAGATTTATATTTAGAACGAGCACAAACCCGTAAATACTCATCCATGTTATCCCCCAGCGCATCGCAGATCAACCGCTCTGAGACCCACACCGTCGGCGTGTTCTGGAACGTCCTCACTATTATGTCACCTTGTCCGATACTCATTTGTTTATAATTTTTTATTTGTTCCCGGAAGCGGATTCGAACCGCTGACCATATCTTCTAGATTACCAGTTCCGATTGTTCTACCTGACTGAACTATCCGGGATACCACCCTCGTTCCGCGGGCCGCGTACCGATAGAGACACACGCCGTGTGTCTCTATCTAAATCAATCTTAATTGAAACCTAAACCCTGATTGTTATCCTTGTCGCTGCCACCTAACAGCCACAACATTACCTTATCCATCCATACCTCGAAACGATCCGCTTCCTCGCCGCACGCTTTCTCGTTTCCGATCAGTAGCAGGCTGAACACGAACCATACCGTACAGAGCAACGCCCCTGTCAGTTCTCTGTCATTCTCAATTGTCCCTATCCCTGCAAAGAGAAAGATCCAACTGATGGCCCATCCGTAAAGAATCACTTTCGTTTTCATGATCAACCTTCTGCTAATTGCGCTTTCGCTAACACTTTCGTCTCATACACCAGCCCCGGATCCATCTTTTCCATCCAGCCGAACCGTTTTGCCAATAGGCGGTCCAACACCGCCCAGTCTTCCAGGCTCACGCAGTCGTTATAATTGTACCACTGGCTCTCGCCCGTCTCCGGATCCAACCCGACGATGCCCCAGAACTCCTTGCAGGCAGCCCCTATGCACACCTTACACTCGCCCTTGGCGATCACAACCCGGAACACCGGCCGTTCATCCACCTTCCGCCCGGTATAGACCAACATCAGGAAGTTCACCTCATACTCGGAATCCATGTTGAACGGTGCCTCGCACAAGGCCTTGTAGTCAATTCTCTTTCTTGTTTCCATATTCATTCTTTAATTATTAATTCAATTGCTCCGCCCCCGGTCTCGCTCCGGTACTTGCAAGTCGCCAGCTTTCTTAGGCGGAATAGTCTCGGTCTCAGTTAAATTGCCTACCTTTGTAGGTGAACTCAAAAAACTAATCAGTATGAATGATTTGATTAAATTTCAAGAAGCCTTGAACAATAAAGTTAAAGGCTTAAAGTGTCCTGTTTGTGGATGTAGCGATGGTAATTTCCGTACCAAGAACACACAAAACCCTCAAGTATTCGGACTTGTTTGCCCTCAATGTGGCCATGTTATTCTGTTTGACATAGATGTTCTGTTGGACAAATAGTTGGTTTTGTACATCCGTCAGCTATTTCATGTCTTAACTGTTGTAGCTGGCGGATTAGAAGATCCATTTCCTCTTCTTTGGTTATATCTCTTGCCTCGATATGAAATACTGCATCTGTTGCTATACAATTTTGTACTATTCCATATTTTATCTCGCAACAGATTTTTCGATACGATTTGGTTATTAATATATCCATGTTTTTCCTCCTTCCTCTTAAATCGTTATTACCCGTTCCTCTTTCTTCACCGACCCACCTAACTTGATCGCCATCGCCCGGATCTTCCTTGCCAGCTCCGTATCAATCCGGCAATTCAATGCCTGACTGATCGTTTTGTCACTACACCGAAGGATTTCCTTTACCTTCTTTCTGATCGCTGTGTCCGCTAAAACTTTTGCCATATTCAATATTTAATGATTAATTATTATCTTTACAGCGTCGGTAATGTTCATTACGACGATGCAATATTAGTACACATTTTGAAAACTGCAAAATGTTTTCAGTTAAAATATTTTCAAAATGAAAACTTTTTATTCTAAGCAGGATGTTTTGAATAGGCTAAAAGAGGCTTATAATATTCAAAAAGACACAGATTTAGCAGGACTCTTGGGCATATCCAAGTCTACTTTATCTAATTGGGTGAGTCGAGACAGTCTTGACTACGACAAAGTGTTTTCAAAATGTGAACATATTAATATAGATTGGCTACTCACCGGTCGTGGTTCCATGCTGAAAAGCGAGGGAGTGCCGCTGATGGGTGACAAGGAAGGGGGGAAAGAGGAGGTTTTGCCGGAAATAAACTACGAATACAAGGGCGCACCTTATTATAATGTAGATTTTATCGGAGGCTTTGATTTGGTATTGAACGACCAAACCCGTAACCCGGATTATTATATCAATTTCGCACCTTACAACAAGGAGGGGGTCATCTGGTGTAACATCACTGGCCACTCCATGGAACCGGAACTAAACAACGGAGACTTCATCGTCATGAAGGAGATGCACTCGCCGATTCAGTATCTTCCGGCAGGAGAGATTTACGGCATCATCACGGAAGACTACCGCACGGTTAAGCGTATCCGCATGGCCGACCAAAAAGGCTTTGTCCGCCTGATCCCTACCAACAAAAGCCCCGAATATGCCGAACAGGAGATTCCTGTTGAGATGATCCGCAAGGTGTATGCAGTGCTGGGGAGTATGCACAGGTTGTTTTAATGATTGAATATCAATAATCAGCGCAAATTGTAAAATAGAAATATATGGAACTGAGAGACTTTATAAGTGAAACACTTATACAGATAGTACAAGGAATTAATGATGCGCAAGAGGCTTTAAAAGATACAGACTGCGCAATCAATCCAAGAGATATCGTCTTTGAAAATCGGAGCTATGTAAACTTGAAAAATAAACTACACATTGTACATGATATTGATTTCAATATAGCATTAACAAATACATCTAATTCAGAAGACAAAACAGGAATAGGGGTTATGTTGGGTTCTTTCGGAATTGGCAACAACAAGACATCTTCAGGCGGGAACACCTCAAATACAAACATATCTTTTAGTGTTCCTGTTGTTTTTCCGTCTGTAGATAATGAGAATAAGCCATTACCTCCAATTGTTATTTCACGAGGTAGGACACACCATTATTGATATAATAGATTATATGCTCCGCAAGATTCATTGTGCAATCACTTGGTTTGTAATTAGGATTTGAAAGCAGCCTTAGGACGATTTTCTTTCTAAGGCGCTTTTCTTTCCAAGCTTTTATTTTTGATAATACAGGTACATTCATCGTATGCAGACTCCTTTCTCTTCATATTCCTTTACTGTCGTTTCCAGCTCCTCTATACGTTTTCGTAAACGTTTTATTTCCTTTAAAATAGGACGAACAAAACCGGTTTTGTCTTCATAGTGAGGAGTAGCACCTGACGACATGCCCATCAATTTCAAGTATATGGCACAAAGAGCATGCCTATACAGGGCCGCATCCCGATGATCGTCAATAAGCGTCCGGATGATACCTTTCCGATCCACCTCGAAGTTAACAAAAACAACGTCGTCATCTTTGTGAACTTTTTCTTCCCGTTTCCCTATAGTTTTTCTGATCAATCTTTTCCACATACTACCATTATTGCTCAT